CTCTTACTGTATGTTATACGGCGAATATATATATATTAATGCCGTAACCCTATAATACGTAGGATCACATATACCCCTAAATCTATAAGTTGCCTCCACGAGGCCACCAGCTTCAGATATATTTGCTTCTTCTGATGTGCAATATGCATTGTGCATTTCAATCTTAAATTCGTTCAATACCCCAGAAACTATAGAATCCCCTACAAAATGAAAACGTAAAAAAGTTTTAGTATCATTTAAAAATAAAGTCTTATACTTATTAGAATCAAACCTTGCAGTTATTTCGCATGTGATCTCTTGCATGCCTTCCTCAATACCCAAATTTGTAGCGGTACCCAATGATCTTAATTCCAATAAATTATTATTTATATTAAAAGAAAGAGTATCAATAGCACTTGTGCTTAAGTAACTTACACTCGTACCAAAACTGAAGGTGAGGTCTTTAAAAGTAAAAGGCATCTCTGTACTATATGAAGCTGTTGAAATGGTATTTGCATAAGAGGCATTAACCCCTAAAAACTCACATGAGCATTGTACAATGCCCCCCTCTGTAAGATTTAAATTAAATGAATTTATTTTGCAGCCTGTATAATTAATTGTTGATGCAGTATCCTCAATATCTCTGCAAATTTGTAGGGTATGTCCCGTTTGCGAATGTGTGGTTACTCGTGATTTTATAATAAAACGGTAGTACCCTGTATAAGTTCCTGTTGTAATAGAACCCCCCATTGCTACTTTCGAAAAAATATTTAATGCCACTGAAGGAATAAGCGGAAATTCCAAGCTTCCTTTAATGGTTTCCGCCCCCTGAACGCGCTTGTGATGTTGCGCATCGCCATGGACAGTATTTACTATTAACTCCTCTATCTCTACATCGAAATCCTCACCGCTATACTCAATATAACCATTCGGCTGCTGTGCAGTTTTGTACACCGTTTCAGAACCTAAACCGATATATGAGTTATACCCCAGTTTAACCATTAATTTCCTCAACAGGCATTTCTTTCGCCTTTGGCTTATCTTTAATTACTATAAATGATTTCGGCCATGCCCTCATTAAATCGTTTGCCGCATCCTGATCCACTTCCAATATCTGTTCCACCTTTTCCATTATCCCACCTTTAGTGTGACTCTTAAATGGTAATGTAACGGAACGTCGACCGTCCTTTAATAACGGGATTTGGATGCCTGCAGTACCTACAAATTGAATTTTAACTTTCTTAGTCATTATGCTGCCTCCTTTAAAATTGCTTGAAATGGTATTCGAATTAAGCCGCGACCAGTTAAGTTAATGGTGCGCACGCCTAGCTCCTTTTCCACTTTCAATATGAAGCCAGTAAGCCACCTCGCACTAAACATCATTGAACTAGATGTTTGTACCAGTTTATTACCTATCCCTAACATTGTAATATGGTTATCCGAGATGCGTTTATCTACGTTTAAATGCCTATGCGTACTATCCCGTTTCTCAGTACCATAATACGAACCAAACATATCCCAACTATAATTAAAGCCACATAAAAAAATTTCTTTATACCCTAACAACAATGTCGAAAATACAAACCCGCTATTCGCTACGTTAGTAGCTGCAGGTAATAGGAATGCATCTATTTCGCCTTTCTCCGGATCGAAATTGAACGTCTTTCCATAGCGGTGATGCGTCCGGATACCATCCTTGTTAATATAAAAATAGGTATCACCCCCATTCTCTTTCCAGAACGTTGCCCAGCTAGGGTTAGAAAGTACGCACGATATTAATGTTATTTTTTTACATAGCTTCGGATTGAATGTTTCAAGATTAATAGAATCTTCTAGGCGCATATGCGCATCTGCTGTGATGACATAGTTAGGTATAATGCCTGCCTCCAATACGGGGCCTAAAGCCTTGTCCACAACCATAATGTCATGGTCATAATGCAATTTCTGAGCTTTTACTTTAGCTAAGTTATCAGCGAAAGACGGGCCAAATGCGAAAAGTATTAATCTGCGTTTAGTACCAAACCCGATTATGTTTTTAGTAGGCTTTGTATAATTACATTTATTCTCCTTGGTATTCGCATCCCAAATATCACGCCATTTATTAAATGTGTTTGTTGATTGGCGTATTGTTTCCTCTTTCGTTATCATAAAAACCCCTTTCTAAAATCCAACAAATAAGTTAAAAATAATTTCAACTGTTGCTGCCTTATTGTACGTGGAATCATCACCAATAACACTCTTAAATACCACCTCACCGGGTAGCATATAACTAAGTGATGTTGTGCTATAGGTGTATCCGGATAAATCAATATTCCCTCTAATATTGGCCTCTATGTTTCTAACCATATAGGCAACGTATGTCTCAGAATCGTTTGGGCTATCTAACATATTATCGTATACGCAAGTAGCCTCCATTTTAACTACGCATTGCCGTGAGGAGTTGCCACCCTGATTATCGAATAGCTCATCGTCTTCTTTTGATACTAACTTGACTCCGATATAGGGCATGTTGCCAAGAGAAATAGGGAATATTTCTAAATCCTTTGCCTCTATTTTCTTTATAGGTATTTCCAAACTTTTTGACATCGTATAGGATGCAGTGGTTGTGTTTTGACTGTTCAAATACGTTATGAATGTATTTCTTAAATGAACATAATCTAATATTTGAACCATGTTATAAACCTCTATCCGCTTCTTTAAATTCCAACTCTAAAATCCGTATTAATCGCCGCTTACCCTCCGCATCAATATAAAGCCATTCTCGTTTGGGTATCCTACCCTTTCCAAACTGATGGGGAGTCCCATAATCCACTGTTGTTCCTACTAATACAGCATTGCCGTGTACCCTATCCTGTATGTTTCTTAACCGTCCGGTATCCTCTAATATCTTTACACTGCCCGTTCCTGTATTCCTTCGCATTGCAACTGTATAGGGGCTCAATTTACGCCAAGGCACCCCTTTGCTATCTACTTTTTTATCAAAATTTCTTGATACGATGCTATCGGCTTGCTTACCAACTGCGTTTAGTATCTGCCGCTTCTTGCTGCCTAGTTTATCGATCAAGCGTTTAAGCAATAACTGAAACTCCCGATCATCATAAACTACTTTGACCATTAATCAGCTGCCTGCCTTCTATCCGCTATGTTATCAGAAAGCTGTTTTGAAACACCCCAATTATAGGGGCTGTCCATATTTACTATTGGTGGGAAGGTAGTATATTTCGCTTTTAAATTTACACCTAGGTTAGGTTCCAAAACGCCAACCCCGCCCGCGGGCAAGGAAGCAACAAGCCGTATCTCGTCATTGTACAATTGCTCTAAAAGCTCTTTGGATGCATCATAACGTTGCTGTACCCAGTCGCTTAAATTCCTATTCTGATATTGAAAAATGTACTCTAAACAATAATAGCCGCCGAAATCCTTTACTACTTTTTGAACAACAAAGGGTATTGATGTGGAAGTGAAGGGGACTGTATATCGTTTTGCTAACCTTCCATTTACCAAAGACTCTGCATCATCAATGAACACATTAACCGTAGCTGATGGCAAGGCAGTGCTTGTCAGCTGGTATATCTCATATAAAAAAATATCAGAGGCCGCAATATATCGGTGTAACATTTTATACTCGCCTTGCTTTTGCTGCTGCCCTTATCGCATCAATTGGTAAACCCTTCTCGCCGCGAATGGCTTTTTTGAGTGGCCCCGGAACCATAGAAACTCTGGATTTATTTTCTTCAATAATAGCCGTCCCAGCATCTAATAATTTCTGTGCTGTTTCCATACCACCATCTAAGTCACATACCTTATAAGAATTGTTTTTCATTAGCCACCCTTTTGCAGTGGTGTGCTTATAAAATCCTTTCATGCGGATGTATTTAATTTCAGGTACGTTAGCCTCTTCTTTTTTCTTAACAGAGACGCGCGTCTTTCTAGGCTTTGGCTCTACAATAATAGGTTCTTCAATTACTTCTATTGGCTCTTCAATTACTTCTATTGGATCCTCTAAGAACTCGTCCGGAATATCTGATGTAGGTGTTTCCGGCGACATGATAAATACACCAGAAGTATCTTCACTATTAGTATCCTCAATAATATCAACCATTATATCCTCCTCTCTATGCTATGGAGTGGCCAGTTGATCCGGCCACCCATAACTTTACTATATACCCGTTAGGATACAGCACCAAATATGATATATGCAGCTAGAGAACTTGTGATTTTAACATCGTAAAATACACTTGCTTCTACCTTCATACTCTCGGTGTCTTGGTCAGGCCATTTCTTAACTTGAACTTCGCTGCTCTTAGTAGTAAATAACTTAGAGTGGGCAACTGTCTTCTTGCCGGACGCTGTTGGGTTGTACTGAAGAAGTACGTTTTTACCCCAAATATAGTCGGTGGCCTCTGAAGTGATACCCTCACCAGTAGTCATATATACTGAGCGTGCTACGTTAAATTGATCTACGTTGTAAACTGCTGCTGCTAAATCAGCGGTCACGATTCCACGTTGCGTATATTTAATAATATCCGTCAAATCGTCATGCCGTTTTAGTTTCAACCATACCTGGGACCCAACAGTCATCTTGTTTGGTTGCCTACCGATTTCTTTCTCGATAGTATCAAGACCTGTATCAACATCAGAAAGGGGAGTTGCTGTTGTAGTAACATCCCATTTAGTTGCTGCTGTTAGAGAAGTGTAATTCGCTGCTGCTGCTGTAACAAAAAGAATACCAGCCGCGAATCTGTCTTTACCAATCATTAACATTTCTGTTAAATCTTTAGCAGAATCTTGAAGGGGCTCAAGAGGTGCATCCGCTTCCTCAATTTCACGATGTGAAACTAAATCATACAAGGCATGCTCTTGAACTACATACGTATCTGTTGAAAGTGTTGGCATTGCAGCCTGATTTGATTTAGATGTGCGAGATCTCTTATCATCTCTCTCAATCCATTGCTCACGACCAAATTTGTAAAATAAATCTGATTCTTTTCTTACCTTTAAGGGTGAAGCCATTTTATCAGCAATGAAATTACTCATTTCCTGAGAAATCTTTGTTGCGTAATCTGATAACGGCTGATCTACGTGTACATTTCTACCGTAACCCATTTGAATCTACCTCCTTTATATAAAATTTATTATGCAATAACAATTCCACTAGAATATAGTGGGAAATATTCCATTTTCTCGCCTGAATCTGCTGCTGTTGTAACCGCAATCCCTTCGATCGGATTCGCTGTTAGTGTTCCGGCCGCGTCAATCAAGTACCCTGTGCTTGACTGTAAAACTACTCTACCCCCTGCTGTACAAGCTCCGCCTGCAATAGCCCGTTTCGTAGGCCATAATAGGTTTACTGTACATTCAGGTGCAGATGCATCGCCACTGGTATAATCAACCATTGTACCGATAGAAATTGCATTGGTTGAGTCAAAGGTGTTAAGTGCAACTGTTCCGGATGCGGATACTTTTACAAATTTATCTAATGATGAAGAGGTACAAATGGAACCTCCACATTTAAACGTGCCTAAAAATCTTCCGCCACGTGCTACTGGACTTATATTTGCCATAATCTATTACCTCCTTATATGTATAATTCAGAGCGTAGCTTTTGAATTGCATTCTGAGCTTTGCCCAAGTCTACATTGTGTTCTTTCATATATCGTTCTTCTAATGACCTACGCTCTTCAGTAGTATCAGAATAAACCTTTTTCCCTACTGAAAACTCATCTAATAGTTGCCTGTTGGGTAGCGATCTAATAAAAGATTTGAATGCCTCATAAATATTCATTTCATGATTCAGCCCGATCTCTTCTATCTTAGTGGTAAAATGCATTACCTCCGTTTCAGTTTGAAATTTAAAAAGCATAGACTTAATCATTTCAACCTGTGCTGGCACAATCTTACCTGCATCCGCCATCTCAGAAACGAATTTGCCAACCTCTTCTTTATGCGATTTAGCAATTAAAGTTTCAGCCTCTTCACGTTTCTTAGAAAACTCTTCTTTCTCTTTCTTGGCGTTTTCAATAAACTCAACTAATTGGTCAGGGCTTTCAAGTTTATCTGCAATAGCTGCAAGCTTCGCAAATTGTACTTTTTCCTGCTCAATATCAGCTTTCGCTTTCTCTACTTCTTCTTTCTGCTTAACAAATTCCGCTTTCTCAGCTTTGAATTCTGCATTCTGTTTAATAAATTCATCTTTAATTTGCTTCAACTCAGATAATTGTGAACTAAAATCTACTTTTGACTCAACATCCTTTTCTTCCGGAACTGTTGATTCCGGAACTGTTGATTCCGGAACTGTTGATTCTGGTTTGTTTTCTAATGGATCCATTGTAACCTCCTTCTTAGTAGTATATTCAAATACCTCAATTTCTTTATTCTCAGTGTCATGCGTATATAACGCCAACACATCTTTTAATGTAGTCACAGCCGGCTGATTGGCACCCAATAACGCCACTGCTGACAATACACGCGGGAACACTTTCCGCTCTCCATTATCAGTTTCCTTTTCCATACCAATAAAATTTTTGTATATCTCACAAGATACACGCTTATATGCGCCTTTTTTAATTAGCTCCGCAATCACTTTAGGAACCTCTTTAAAATCGCATACTAACTTATCGCCCATCCGGCGTAAATTTGCAATCCATCCAGCTGCAGGATACCCATCAGCTTGTAACAATTTTTGATTATCAGAATGACCTAGCTTAACAAAAGGCTTGATCTTATCTTTTAACTCAAAAAAAGCTTTTACCATATTATCTAAATCATCAATATCAAACTTCTGCGCATTCCATTCACCAGTCTCAAAAATTTCCACATTCTTTATATTCTCAAATACTTCCATGTAACACCTCCCTATTAATCGACCTCGTACCAATCAAAGCGCATATATATAATAGTCCCTGAAAAAGTACAATTAAGAATGAAATTATACGTCGCATTTTGTTTTAATATAAACTCATACTCATTCCTATTATATAAATAATTAGAAAACTTCATATTTCCCCCTAGAGTCATACTTCCTCCTGCATCTACCCTAAATATTTCAGTTCCAGCTGAGAAAAAAGTAGTCGAAAAATATACCTTTACCCCCGCACTTGTAACTGAATTCATCCTGTTATAACTGTATATAGGCAACGCGCCCCCAGTACCCGCAATTACACCATCCTCGAATATCTGAAAATATCCTCTTTCATCTATAATAGGAGATACAGTTAAATGTATTTGCGTAGAAGTATCAGGGGTTATAAATCCAAAAGCAGGTATTGGCCCGCCTTGCACTTTTGGCCCGTTATGCTCCGCATAATAATGTTTGCCCGCATGCATTTGATATTGAGCTTCCTCTAAATAAATAGTCCCCCCATACGGACTAAAGGTTAAGGGTTTTTTATTTTTATCTAGAAAAACATTGTTACTTGCCATATGCCTACCCCTCTACATAATAATTCAATATGAAAACTGCATGATTCTCTTGAGCAATAAGATGCTTTTGAAGCAACAATAAATATTTAGTGTTCCTACCTAATACAAACTCATAACAAGAACGTTTCGCTTGATTAATTGGAACAGCATTTAAAAAAGGATTTGTAATATACTGTTGGAAAATACACGTACCCGTTGTAACAGCTGTTGCACTCCAAGCACAAGTCAAAGCAGATGACATCGAAAAACGGCGATTAAAATTATAATTTACTAACGCCTGTCCTCCAGTAAAAGAACTCCCTTCAAAGAATTCAAACGTATGCTCCCCTCCAGTTCGTGCATATAATTCAAATTTAATATGATAAGACGCTGTTGTATCTTGTGTTGTAATCCCTATCCACCTACCAGTCGAGGTAGAAAGTACAATAGGCCCCCTACAATAATAATGCCTGCCCTCATGCGTTTTAGAATGTGCAGAATCAATAATATCTAATCCGCTATACTCCCCTAACGTCAGAAGCGGTGTCTTATCATTTAATAACGGTATTTTGTTACTTGCCATTTATGCAATCCAATAATTAAATAAATTTGATACAGTTGCACTATCTGAATGCGGTACAACTTTCACAATATAGTCAGTAGCAGCAGCCAATAAAAACTCGCCTCCTGATTGCTCAAGGAACGGGGCTTGGTAAATATCCGATCTAAAACCTGTGCGATAATGGAAAATAGATGTACCCGTCTCACTTGCTGAAACTGTTACGCTAGAGGCAATAATTAGATTTGCTGTAACTGATAATTGCCTATTCAAACTATAAGAAATTAGGGTGGTGCCCGCTGTAAACGTACCCCCCTCAAATAATTGGATTTCGCCTTCACCCGTAAAATTCATATCTAAATTCATATGATATGTTGTTGTCGTGTCCGGCGTTCTAATCCCGTACCATGTAGCAGTATTAGAAGCCTGTGCTGTAATTACCTGAGTACAAACATAATGCTCTCCAGTATGAATCTTTGAATGGGCAATAGGTATTGTTACAAGGCCTTTATACGTATCTAATACCAATGGGTTTCTATCGTTGTCTATTACCTTTACATAACTTGACATTTACTATTACCTCCTTTAATCCACATGCGCATAATATGAAAGCTCTATAGAAGCTGTTAAACTTGCCTGATTGGCTGTTATTTGTAATAAATAAGGCGCGCCCGGAACTAAAATAAACTCAGAAGCTTCCCGCGCATTTCCAGTGCTCCTTGCAACAGCACCTATCCGCATATCTATTAAAGTAGTGCCTGCAGCTGTTGTAGAACAATCGCCACCATAAAGCGCACACGTACAACTAAGCGTTGATACGCGATTCCTATTAACTAAAGCTAACGCTGTTCCCGTCCCACTTGTTGCAATTGTGCAACTTTGAGCAAATAAAACATCTATATTGCCCTGATCGGCTTGTATGTCAAAATAAAAATGAACATGAGTAGTCGCAACCGACGTAGGAATAAATAGATATTTAACAACCGCTGCAGCCCCTAAAGCCGCTGTTTTACCTGAATAATAAAGGGCACGGCCATCCTCTAAAATAGAATCGTTCCTGCCTACTGTTTTTAATGCGCCATAGCTATCAATTTCAAATGCCCTCTTATTTTTATCTAAACCGCGTCTTACCATAATAGTCTCCTAAACAAATGACCTTTTTTGACTTGATACCCCCGGCAACCCTTGAAGCTTTTGTAAGTTAGGCTCTTTGGATGGCTCTATACCATCTATCTCTACATCCGCCTTTGTTACATATACCAATTGGCTTCTGCAATTATGCACTACAATGCCATTTGCAATGTAGCTCTCATCTTCTTCAACAGCTAAATTATAAAAACGCTCTCCCTCATGCTCCACTTTTCGTATAGAACTTATATTTGACATAAAACACTCCTCACTGATAAGTGGTGTAAAACAAGACGGGATAGAGCAAGAATTAAAGATGCCTTCCTGTCAAAACTAGGCTTTAAAATCCTGCGCATCCCTAGAAACTCACTAAAAAATAAATTATCCATTAGTGACCTCCTCAATGCATATAACACTATCTAACATAGTTAATGCATCCATTCTTTTCCAGCCTGTATCCGTTAAAATAGGATGCTCCCCACTTATATATAAAGGGTTGTCTTTTCCTTCTATACTAAGCTCATAATAATACTTATCATCAAATTTGTTCATTGTCTCATATACACGTTTATAATTGCCTTTATGCGTAAATACTAAATCCCCGGTCTTAATTTCTTCTATAGGAGCATCGCCATCTTGTGTCGTTATTAAAGAACCTTCTTTGACTTGGTTAAAATGGTTCGGGGGTGCTATGCGATCCCACATAGGATCGTTCTTGGGTAATACAGTACCATCCAATGATTGGCATATCTCAGTTGTCCTATCATCTAGGATTGCAGAATACATCAGCATCTCAATAGGGGAACCTAAATCACTTGAGCGAGCTATCTGTAACTTGGCTGTATTATAAAACGTTGTGTAATTTGTGCGGACAATAGTTTCTACTAATGCAGGACTAGCCGATAACCCGGCCCCGGCCGTGCCTTTTACTACAGGGTTCCATATATCATCTAAGTTTTTCATTACCGTATTTGTAGGCAAGCCCTTCTCAATACCATTCAATAATGCTGACTTGGAATCGTTCAATAAATCATCATTCAATTTACCTACCGCCTGAAATGTGCGCTCTTGAATGCCAGCTTCAGCCAATTTCTTTGCTTGGCTTGATGGTAAAAATAAATCGTTTGGCGATTTAACCGCGAACTTGTCCAGCGCATCCTTCTGCTCTTCCTTTAACGTCTTAATCTGCTTTTTTGAATTGATAAATGAGGTATCGTATATCTGAACTAAATCTTTTAGCAGGGTATCGTAAACCTCACCCATGAACCGAAGCTTTAAACTCTTTATATCTCCTATTTTCTTATCTTGGATAATCCCTTTAGCTACTATGGACTTCTTGAAGGCATCTCTGGCCCTCTCAAATATCCCGCTTATCTTGGATATAGCCATATCCTCTTTAGCTCTTAAAAAGGTATCCTCTTCTACAAGCCCTGCTCGCTTCTCATACTTGTTTATTTTTCGTGATGCTTTGGCAAATGTAGCACGTGTGTTTTTCTCAACATTATCCTCCAACGCCTTCGGATCCCCTCCCTTAACCGCGCCTTTATCGGCACCATCTTGTTGCTCATCTGGTGTATCCTCTTTAGGCTCTCCGTCAATGTCAGGCTCCTCTTGTGGCTGTTTGTCGTTGTTCTCATCACCGCCCTCCTCAACCTTTTTAACTGTTTCTAGAGGCTTAAAATCTTTTTCTAATTGTGGGAAATTCATTAACTCCCTAAACCTATTATAATCTTCTAGGGTTATAGGTAATCCCTTCTCTACCGAGGAAATAAATAAAGTTAGCATCTCCACTAATTGAGAATCTCTGTATGGTAAGAATTTGAACTTGGGATATACGGACTGTTGGCCAAAATTCAGGTCAACTAACGGAATGATGACCTGCTCATTAATAAGCTCCTCTAATGCAGTCCTATCAAATTGTAATAGGGTTACAAATGTATCAAATTGCTTTTCACCTAAAGCGTATGAACCGCCTCCCGTTGTTTGACCAAACCCTAACAGGTCAGGTATCAATAATGAGCGTCCGATCATCTGATTAAATCGCTCAATTGCCTTGTCGTACTCACTTGATGATTCTGTTACTTTGATAAATTCTACTTCCGCATCATTGGGTATTACAGCCGCCCCGGATTGCTGTATTGACTCTAGCATGTGCAATAATTCTGTTGTTTGAGCATCCCCATAATCTGTAGGCACCTTGGCAATGGTGAAAGGTGCTGCAAAACGTTGTAAGTAAATCCCCCAATACTTAATTACTACGTCTTTTATGAACCATGCCCGATAACAGCGTTGTAACTCTGAAACCCCATAAGGGTTATCAAATTTCGCATTCTTAACGAAATGTAGAAACTTCCATTCCGGTAAATATACATCACCTCTCAATTGATGCTGCATAACCTTTTCTAATTCGCCACTATCATCTGTATAAAAAGAAACACTATGCGGCGGTATCGTTTTGAGCCGATACATCCATATTTTATCAAGGAACCCTTTATAATCGCCCCGCTTATACAGCATTTCCGACATGCTAAACCCGTACTCTAATGCGGATAAAACTTGATATAAATCGTTAATGAAATGCTTGTCATATTTTTCATCAAAATTAACTTTAATGAAATCTAAAACCTCTTGTACCTTTTTGTCCTCTGCATCCTCTTCTACTATGAAATGATAGCCAGAGCCCAGCATGAACGCTTTCTTCATCTCTAATACGCCAAATACTTGGTCATCATCAAGCATCGCATCTATTGTTTTAAAGCCTTTTTGGGATTTGAACGTGTTTGGGTCATACCCATAAACCATAGAATCCGCATACCACGGACTCTTTTGGGAGGATACGCCTGAAAACTTTTTATTTATTTTTTGTTGTTCTACCATTTAAAATTTTATTGATATGGACTTTCCTATTTTGAACTTCTTAACCAATTTCTCATAATCGACCATATCATTTAACCTTATTAACGCTTGGCTCATCGCATCAACATCATCATCATGAGTCGCATTTGGGAACATTGCACATGATCTAATAAAGTCATCTACCCACGGAGGCTTTGCAATGTATTCCATCATCTGAGGGCTACGTTTGGAAAAAGGTGTTGCATTCCATCCACTTGGATCTACGGTACACGGTAAATAAATGTTTCCAGCCTCTATTGAAGGCATTACCGCATTGACCCGTGCCCCCTTGCCACCTTGGGGCTCTACTTCTATTAAGCCCGTTACTTTCGATTTTAACAGCTCTACCACCGCAGATCCATTTGCTTTTGACTCAACAAGCTTTGTGCGGGTCTTAGGATACTTCTTAGAAAACATTAAAATAGCCTCAATAGTCTTAACAATCCCAAGCCGTGCTTTGACCTGATCCACTAGATATTTGTTAGCCCCCTTCTTTGCCCATACCTGCCCACATACAAAATCGGATGTAGCAGCCTCTTTGAATGTGCAGTCCCACGATTGCACTTCCGCATCTAAATCGCTAGGTAAATGCTGATAAAAATTCCAGAATGCCTTCTTTAACATCCCCCCTTCAGCGGGTGCAGGCTCTTGCTGGTATTGTGAGGAAAAGGCATACTCCCCTAAATTCTTTTTTGTATCTTTGATTTCAATTTCCGATTCACGCTCCGGCCATAACACCTCATTCGCTTGCACAATTGCTTTTTTCTTGGATATAGGAAATGTATAAATTGTCTTTTTGGAAGCAACCCCTTGAATCTTCAATAATTCCCATCCCCCTCGCTCTAATAAATGGCCTGTTAAATCGTTCTCATGTAAGCGTTGCATTACAACAATTATGGAGCCCTTTTTCTTATCATCTAACCGCGTTAAAAACGTTTTATCGAAATACTCCAGTGCTGATTTACGTTGTATATCTGATGCCGCTTCCATAGGGTTCAAAATGTCATCAGTAACCAAGCAATCACCCCCTCTACCAGTTGCAGAGCCGCCAACAGAGGTTGCAAGCATATGCCCTTGCTTTGTATTTTTGAATTCCATCTTAGAATTCTGATCTGAGGATATATTAAAATCAGGCTGTAACATTGCATACTTTTCAGATTGCAAAATACGCCTTCTTAATAGGCTGTGTGCTGTGGATAACGCTTGCGAATAACTAGTAAATAAATAACGTTTGGTGGGCACAGAAAGCCACGTAAACGTAGGGGATAACACGCTTACTAATAAAGATTTCATGTATCTAGGCGGTATATTAATAATTAAGCGTAAAATATCTCCATTATTAACAGCCTGTAAATATTCGCCAATCAAATCAATATGCCAATTAGCTAAATATTCTTTTCCTGGCTCTAATACCTCCCAGATATAGCGAATATACGCCGGGAAGTCATACCTGATCCTACGCAACTTTTCTTCTTCTATATCCTTACGTGTTGGTAATGAAAGCATCTAATGGAGTGCCTTTAATTGGATTTTCTACTAAGCCGATACGTTCTTTTGCTATGTTGAAGTATTCTGGGTTAAGTTCTATGCCTATAAAGTCACGTCCTTCACGTAAGGCGGCTATGCCCGTAGAACCTGATCCCATGAACGGGTCTAAAACTATCCCACCTGTTGGTGTTTTAGTAAGTTTGCATAGATATTCCATTAACGGAATAGGCTTAACTGTAGGATGTATGTTTCTGTTCCTTGGGATAGTACCCCCCAATGACATATCACTTCTCCCACTTAATATACCTGCTTTTTGTTCCTCCAAATCCTCACAACCGGCATTCCGCCATTTCTTATTTTCTTTAGGGCAATAGAAGAATCTGGATGCTCCACCTGAATCAGTGAATAACGTTTCTATTGTTTTAGGAGGGCTTCCTGTAAACCCCCCTCCGGTATTACTGTTTTTGCGAGGACTCGAAGTGCTTTTGCTATATCCACTTTGCGCATCCAGCATCTTGCCTGCCTCCTCGTCCAGTATTACATTGGCAGGCCATCGGCCTAGAGGTTGTACGAAGTCCTTGCCCGTGGATGGCATATAAAAAGAAGACGCATCTTCTTTCTCCCATTTACTATTCTTTGCATAAGTCCCACCATTTAAGTTGTCCTCTGTGTTGATCCTCCCCCCATCTATATTAAGGCCTGCAACACCATGTTTGAGGGCGTTATCAGCAAACGAGCCATCAAGTGGCTTCATAGCAACTATGATAGGCTCAAACGCAGGCTTCAGAGCTGTCCCCCAGCCTTCCCATTCTTTCGCTTGTTCTGATGAAGGAGCTGTCACATCAAAGATGCCATCTACTTGGCCATCGCCCCATTCCCCACTATGCTTACTTGCTAGAGGTGATGACCCTTTTTGTTGTTTTCCTATAACAGTAGGCTGCGCACCTACCTGTTTATCAATCCCTTTACTAATATTATGTGACTTTGGGAACCCAGAACCGTACAGCCACATAAGAGTATCTCGGATTATCCATCCCGCATCCTCTATCGTGCAGGCAATACGGTGGAATGTGCGACTACCGCCAAAGGCAAGTAGAAACGCCCCGGGCTTGGCCCCCCTCAAACAAGCCTTCCAGGTGTCTGTACTAGGAATATCATAATCCCAACTCTTGTTCATGAACGATAAACCTTAATAAGGGGGATCCGTAATTATTGTATCGATAGAATTAGATTCCATTTCATTTAATACGGACAAATTATCTCCGAGATATAGTTTTGTTTTCCCCATTATCCATCACCTCCTTATAAAGGGCTGTTGTATTTCCTCTGTCCCTTTCTTGCTTTGCGTCACAATCAATACAAACAAACCTTACCTCTAAGGGGAAATCATACCCTCTATAATGATCCATTCTAAGTCCGGATCTGCCATCTTTTAAAGGGGTATCCAACTTGCCACATAAAAAACACTGCCCCGGACGCTTTAACCTTCCTGACGCCAAAGCTCTCTTTGCTTTATCCCTCGCTTGGCTTTTATACTTTACCTCACTTCTTTTCCTATATTCTCGTGCATACACCTTCTCTTTTTCTTTTTGTTCAGGCCGTTGCCTTAACTCTTTCCTTCTTTCCTTTTTTTCTGGGGTTCGCTTTGCTTCCCGTACCCTAATAGAATAAGGGCTATTTAACCTTCTCCCCAACTGTTTTCGTTCACGATCTATTTTTCTTTTTTCTTCTATACCCCCCCCTATATTGTACCCTACTACGTGTAGGCGGATCTGTTATTATTGTATCAATGGAATCCGCATCAAAGCCAGCAAGCACATCTAAGTTATTACCACACAACAGTTTTGGTGTAGGCATTTTTAGCATCCTCTTTAGTTTCCTTTAATTGTAAGAAGGCTTGGTATTCCATATCTACTGCTAGCTTAAGCCGATTAATTAAAAACTCTACCTCCTTCAAGCTAAATGTCAGCTCCTCCATATATTTCTCCTTTCTAAACGTCTATTGCGTCTTGCGTTTCCGCCTTATCAAGCAAATTTTCTAACTTGGAGAGGTCGGAATCACTTAATTTAGTCAAATCGATACGGGCCTCCACATGCTGGCTATTAATATCAAGAACAAATTCACGGGGTTGTAAGTATTTAACAAAGCGTTCGTAGTAATCTAAAGGGTTATCATTAAACGCTTCTTGTAGGTCATATTTAAAGCGTTCTGCGTTTCGGGTCTCTAATAGCACATCAAATATCATATTAATTGCTACGGTACGCCCTTTTATTTGTTTCGGTTTTTGAAAAGCCCATGTTGCATCGGTGATGCTAGGGGATACCATTTCTCTAAGGGGTGTGATTTCTTCATATTTTCTAAGCTTATCATTCCAGAGCCGTTGTGGTTGTACCATGCCACTATTATAGCATGCAGTAGGAAGCCTCTAAGAAAAACTATCTATGTTTACAAAACACCTAAATATTATGTGATTATGCGACATTGGAAAAAAGCCCAAAAAAGTTATCAACACCCTGTGGATAACATGTGGATAACTTTTCCACCTCAAAAAAACCTTGACTACTTATAAATCCACACACTTACACTACTCTCTATACACATAGAAAGAAATATAATTATATATATCTATATATACTCTTCCCAGTATAGAAGGATTTTGGGCAAGTGTGTGGATTTATAAGTAGTCAAGGTTTTTATAAGAGGTTTAGAGGATGTCTAATACTGGGAATTTGGAAAAGTGTTGTTCCACGCCTCGTGGAATTCTTTTACCGCTGGGAATCGTTTTTCTATCGCTTCGCGCTGTTTTTTTTGTTCTGCTTCTCTTGCTTCCCGCATTTCTTTTAAGCTTTGTAGCTCCAGCATCCTCATTTCATGCAACCATTTTGCCCTTTTCTTTTTCAGTATATCTTTATTATCCCGATAATATTTCTTAGCAGTTGTATTCCTTTTATCTCTTAGCTTAACTGCGGTCTTCAAATAATATCGCCTATTCTGTTTATAGCGTTTTATTCTCTCCTCGGTCAACGCCTCCCCCTCCAGCTTCAACAACCGTCTTTTCCTAGCATCCTTAATCTTTTCTTTATTCGCTTCCCAATATCGTTTGTTATAGGCTTTAGAAGTCGTCATTATTAGAAGCCTCCTCTTTCTCACATAGAGAAAGGATATAATTTCTATTATGTTTCAAATACATCTTAAATTGGGAAGTGACGCTAATATAGCTATTCGCATTTTTCTTAATAATACGTGCTGATTTCAAATCCCGTAGCACCTTTCCTATGCGTTGGAAGTCGATATTAAACATATCCCCTATATCATTTCTACTAATCCCATGCGCTGCTTCTTCTAGCCATTCAAGTGCTTCAATTGACCAAGGGATCCTATCTATATATTTGAAATTAAGCTCAGAGTTGCGGGCATCTCGTTCACTATATTGGTCATAATTCATATTTTGGCAGCTATAGCAGCGTTCCATGAATGCGGAAGCGTAGAGTACATGGTTAGGCTGTACAACAACTTTTTCAAACGTTTTATCTGTACTAAAGAACAGGCATGCCGCGGCCACTGCAATTTTAGCTAGGGTAAAGGGCTGCTCTGATTCTGTTACAAGGGGAATCGCTTTGGTATATTTATCTGCCTGCTCTGTTGCCAGCTCATAAATGAGGCGTTCAGCGGTTTCACTAAACAAGACATGTTCGGGCTTCCGCGTCCACGCCCATAGCACATGTTGGCGTAGTATATCTGCTCTTAAGTAAGGGGGTATTTCTAATACCCGCTCTTTATCCTCTACAAACTGCAATTTAATATCTGATTTAATTGCCACGGTAATATCCAATCGTGATATATCCTCTGTAGCCCCGCCCATAATATCAGGTATAGCCTCCACCCCGAAATTATAATCCCCTAACGTTTTCCCATTCCTACAATTAGCAAGCAAAATCAGCCGGGTACGTGCTAGAGCAGTACCGGACTTCACTTTATCGATACGTGCAATGCCCGTAGAGATCATTTCTGACATTTTCCGTATATCAGCAACGTTCATCTCATGAAATTCATCTATTTTAACAATCCTGCCATCGTTTAGGGGTATCTTTTTCCATTCTAGCCCCCATTCCCCGGACGGCATTTTATGCACACCTCCGACAAGCCCTGCAAAAGAGCAATTTTCACCGCTAGACATATCACCTAGCCCTATATAGTTCATAATCCCATCCACAGCCACGGTTTTGCCACTATTGTGGTGGACTGTTTTTCCAATAATATAATTGTGATATATAGGCACTTCAAAATCCCATTTGACGCCTATTCCTAGCTCTTCTATAGTTTCAATTCTATGATTGGAGATATTAAGTGCGGACAAAAATAAAAACACATTGGCCCATAGAACAGATACGCCTTTGGATAGAAGTTGAAAACAAAACGCAACGCTGGGTTTCAAAAGAGCTAAACTGTTGCTACCAGCATATTTCAAGGCTTTGTAAACGCCATAATATAAAGTCGACTGTTTCACCGTATCCAAAAGGTGAAAACCATCCTTCATGGAAGGGGGGGCGTTTGCTGGATAAAAATGGGTATATTTTAATTTATTTCCCTGCCCATCCTTTTGCACGCCATAAAACGTATGTATTGGAACATCGGCTAGTAATGGAGAAAAAAATAGGACGCTATTTAAAAAAGAATGAAGTTGTACACCATATAAATGGAATACAGACTGATAATAGGATAGGAAATTTGAAACTCTACGAAACAAATGCGTCACATTTGAAAGAAGAATTGAAAGGGAAAACCCCAAAATGGACGGAAGCTGGTAAACAGAATCTCCGCATTGGAGTTGAGAAACGGGCAGATACGTTAAGGAAGAATCCAAAATCAAATGCGTATCTGAGACGCGTAAAGAATCCCCATTTTTAAATGTTAGTTTAACCATCCTTCCCATATCCTTTTTAAAGGGCTTATGCGCTTTTGCAATAACCTTTTTAGAACCATCCCACGCATATACATAGAAATCTGATTTTATGTTAGATACAGGAAGCTGTTGTTTTTTTATAGGGTCATAAATCAATTGGCTTTTTTCTAAGCAACGCGTATCCCCAAATATAAGGCAATTGAGGATACCTTTAATCTCTCTACCCCTAAAATTGAAGAAGGGCACTGACATATAGACAAGATCCACGGCCTCAAATAGCAACGCTCTATGTTCAATTGTAGTTATTTGTTCATATATTAATGTGCGTTCTTTCCGTTTTTTTACCATATCCTCTATATATTCAAAGGCGACCTCTTTAGCAAGTATATGCTTGGCCTCCTCAGATAGGGCAAAATTAGCAATATCATCCTTCATAAGTTCTAGCTCAGTGATTAACAGGCCGGCCTTAGAGTTTTTCGGGATGGTAGTAGCGCATGCCTCCATGGCATAGTGTTTCCCTCCTATTACATCTGGATGGTCAATTACATAGCCTACGGGATAAACGAACTTTTGCGAGGTTTTTGTATGCAAGCTAACGGGCTTAACAAGTAGCACTTCTTGGATATAGGTAGAGGAGCTGACCTCCATTTTGAAATGCGAACACCCGAAGCGTGGGCCAAAGCCAGCGAATTTAAGTATTTTTTGGTAGGTTTGATCTTCATTACACCCCATAAACTGCAACAAGAAAAACGAATCTGATTGCAATGTAAAATCAAGTTTATCTTTAAGATTCAGAGGGCATCTAGCGCATGCCTTTTGCACCCTAAGCCCTGTATTACATCCGAACAGCATCCGTTTAGGCACCCTGAACGTATTGGTTACGGATGTAACTATAGCCTTTGTAGAATAAAATTTATTCTCCTCCGTTACGTATAGCAGTTCATCAATATCCAAGCACCTTTGGTACGCCTCTATTTCTAATGCCCTAAACTCCTTTATGGGGTGGGCTAGCATATAATCGGTAAAATCCCCATTTTTAGGTAAGCCATCTGGCGGCAATGTAAGGATCGAAATGGATTTAACGGCTCCATCTAGGTGCGTAGCCAATTTCAAAGCCCCACGTAAGCCCGCTGAATCAATATCAAAGCAAATGATAACGTCTTTATCCGTTAGCATCGATAGATCGCCTTTATAAAGGGCGTTGGCCCCTCCTGTAAAGCAAAGGGCATTCAGGCCATATTGGTATGCGAGAATCGTATCCGCCTCACCTTCAAGGATGTATACAGGCTCACTTTCCTTTTGGATTAGATTATAGATTTGGCAACGCCCGGCCCCTTTAATGGATATGGTTTTCGGTTCATGCTCACCTGCACCGAATTTATGTTTTCTAATATTAATAATGAGCCTATCGGTATTGTATATGGGAATCCAAAATCTATTTCCGTCATAGCCAATATTTAGCAGCTTAACCGTCTCAAGCGTGATACCCCGTTTAGCATCTAGGTAGGTGAGTGCCTCTTTATCGTTAAGCAAGCGATTATGGTAGGGGGTAATGTCTTCTACCAAGCCCCTATCAATCACCTCAAACTCATTCACTTTACTATACGCCATTGCAAGCGGCATATTTTTCAGCCGCGCAAGAAACTGTGCAGGCCCCCCGCCAAACCCGCACGCCTTACAATTCCAAGCACCGTGCTCCATATTCACATGCAATGATGACTTGGTATCCTCATGGAATGGGCATAGGCAATGCGCCTCTCGGTTCGAATCAATACGGCTCCAGCTCACATGCTCAGAATAGAATTTCTGATAGTCCATATAGCTATGCCCTCCTTTAACACCTATTTTTACTATTGATATTTTTTTATTAGATACTCGAAATCCCGATGGAACCCTGCAGCCTTCTCTGTATCATAAAAGCCAATACTGCATAAATCCACGTACAATAAATCGCTAGAACGGATTTCAATATAGTATAAAACCCCATCTTCGGTGTCCATTTCCCGGATATTTAGGTAAATCCCATCTATTGTGGCAATTAAAGACACTTTTAAAACTCAGCGTCTTTGGGTGCCTCTATCTGTTCAACTGAGTTGCGTGCCTCGGTTAACATTGCAGTGGTTTCTTTGGCTCTAACATAGAGCGCGTTTAGTGAGTCTAAGTGTTTCTTATCCAATTTCCCCTTGATAGAGTCAAGGCCCATTTCTTTAAAATCAAACCAAGAACCTTTATCATTCTTCTTTAGCTCAGTGGTCAAGCTAATCACCATTTCATAGAGGCCTGATGCCTTTTCTTTAATAGCATAATTCTTGAGTGCGCCTATGAGGGCATCCCCATTCTTTTGGTTCATCTTAGATAAGGTTAGTAACATGGTTTCATTGGTGCCTATTTTGGATACAGGCAGCACCACTATTTCATGCGCAAAGGTAGCGATTGGTGGCATACCATTACACCAATTCTTTTCCTCATCACGAACAGGCGTACCATCTGACCAAATGATGCCATCAATTGATTTTTTAACTAATTTCCTATCCTCCCATAATGACCATGTGCGGAGGTAGAATATGGGGATACATTCAAATGCTTTTCCGGGCTCTGCAAGCACATCCGCATCCGCTGAATTTATTATCGTCCCGCCGGGCAGGCCAAGCTCATTAACGGACGTACCATTAACAATTTTTATGTACGGTGCGCGTCTCTTCTCTTCATAATTCTCTAATCCATTAATCATATTGTTTTCCATAATCATCATTCCTCCATATTAGTTATTTTATCCGTAGCTGAATCTTGGTCTATTTTAGCTTGAGAAAATCGTTGTAATAACATATACAAAGCACCTATGATCTTTGTATACATGCCGTTAGAAATAAGTATATTTTTTTTATTCGCCTCAGTAAAAAGTATAAATACATCCTCTTCATCCCGGAAACGCCCATCAAGTATTAACTGCATAATGGCTATAAACCTTCCATTATTACACTTTTTTAGAAACTCAATACACGCATTTAATTGTTCCTCATGAAGAACAGGCTTTCCACCACTGTTATTTTCCATATTATTCATTCCTCTATATTAGTTATTTGTTGTAACGTCTCTTTTATATTGATGCATAATCATGCTACTAGTATTTAGCTTTTCTATAACCATATTTTTTACCATATCACCTCCTATACTATCTTGTGCCCGTACCCATTCGAAAAGTAAATCCTCATCTTCAATCCCTATTGCAGTTGCAAAAGCTCCTGCCAATAAAGTAAGTGAAATACACAGCTCCATTTCAGTATGCGCTATTTTTTCAATCCCCCCCTCTTCTTTAAGCGTTTCTATTAGCTGCTTTTCAAAAAAGCCACGCATCAGCTCTAAATCCACTGCAAAAATACTTTTCTTTATCATTATTCAGCTCCTTTTCTTTAGTTGTTATCTATTTAGTTTTCACATCCGAGTCAACCAACTCTCCCGAAGGGAGTTCCTTTAGGGCAAATGACATGTATTTAGATACCATAAGAGTTAACATCCCTACTAAAGCCTCTAAACTCCCCTTAGCAGTTCTTGCCTTATATTTAGAATTCTTAATGTAAATAAAGAACATATCCTCTGGATCAATAAAGCGAGCTTCACATGTTCTATCAAGAGTTCTCTTAAAATCCTCAAAATCCAACGTTGTTAGTTGCTCAACCAACGCACTTATTTGCACCTCCTCCACCTCTAAGTTTTCATCTATGTTATTTTCCATAATCCTTATTCCTCCATATTATTTATTTTGTCCTTACGGCTACTTAATGGCCCCCCCCCTTCCTCCTCTTTTTCCACCTCATCCAATACTTCAATCGTATGCTTAATATTCTTTAGCGCATCCAAATGCCCTTTAATGCAGGCAAGTATATGCGTAACCACGAGTAACGCAGCAATCAATAAACATAAAACAACATTCGAAATTTCCATATTGCATACCTCCTTTCTTATCTGATTGCATTAAAAAAATTATCGATATGATGCCCTCCTTTATCTATTGCTTTTCGTACTTGCTCACCAAACAATTCGCGTCGCCCTGCACATTTACCATTGGAATAGCTCATCTTGACACTAATAAGATGGAGTATAAAGATAACAAAACAAAAAATAAAATCAGTAATACCCATAGTATTTTCCTTCTTATCCTTTCCGGAATTCCTCAATTATAGTTATAGACGATTGCATTTTGGATAGGATTAAATCACTGGCACTGCCCCCTTTAAACATAAAATCGTATCCCTTTAGCCACTCTTCGAAGTCATTCCACCCATTAAACCCCTTATCCTTACATAGAATAAGGTAAAAAAAGGATAGAGCACCCCCAATTCCGCAAACCCATAACAAAGTTTATTTTTCCCCTCTTCCGTTTTAGATTCTTTATCCATTGTTCTTTTAAAAACGTCATTAACTTCATATAGATTTATACTAAATGTTTCAAAATTTACCATACCCGCTTATCCTTCCCTATCCTTTTTAAAAGAGTACAATAATTCAGTTGAAAGTTTCATTTTAGAAAGAATCAAGCCAACAATATCTTCACTTCCCAGTGAATCTGCATAGGATTCTACCCATTCCTCAAAGTCTAGCGTGCTATTAAATTTTTTATCCATCCCTATTATAATTTGAATAAATGCTAAAGCCATACACGCTTCTGCATAGGTAAAGGCTAGGGTATGTAGCCCCTCTTCTGTGGTACATATTTCTTTTATACTTCTTTCAAATGAGGCTGTAACTACCTTCATATCCAACATAAATTTCCCATTTTTTACAAACATCTCTTATCCTTTCCTGACCGACAAAGCAGGCTTTTCCCAAACCGCTAGGCCAATACGTTCCGCGGCCAGCTTCTCACCTGCCAAACTATTCCACCACGCCCGAAGCGTATTCGCATTCACCGTTTCTTGTATCAGCCCGTCTTGGCCACTATCTCTTAGATAGGCGTAGAATTGTGTTTTATCTATTATTCTAGGGAATGCCTTAATGGTAGTTGTGATCGTTGCTAATCCGGGGAATTTAATGGTTCCAATTCCCTCTTGAACCAATACTTCAATTAATGCCTGCTCTACTTTTTCCAGCTCAGTGTTAATATGTTTAATTAAGTCTTCATATTCTTTCTTTTGATCGCGTAGCTCTACTATATTTTCAACTAATTTTTTGTGATTCATGGTTCAAATATACTCCTTTATCCCTCTTTTTCCATATCAATTTTTTTTTGGGATATCGTCCAATTCATAATAGCGATATTTATCATATTTCCATGCCCAATACAGCATATACATTTCTCTAAAGAACTGTCTTATTCCCATCAATCATCACTCCCCCGCAATTTACTCCAAAAACTTCTATTTTTATCATGTATCTCCCGTTGTATATGGCACTTTTCCTCAAGCTCTGCTAATCGAGCGGTTAAAATAGTCTCTCCTTTCTGCATACTCGTTATCTCTTCTTTCACTTTTAATAATAACTTTTGCGCTGATTCTATATCCGTTGAGATCACGTCATAACCCTCCTTTGTTTCAGTATAATAATGGTATCCGCTAAACACCCTATGCTCCATGTCAGGGCCGACATATTCATAAGTTGCAACTTTCCGTTCACATATAATCGGTGCAACAGATTTTATTAATGTAAACTTATCTGGGTATTCCCCACCACGCACAAGCTCAAATACCACATCGCCCTTTGTTATCATCCTTCAAATCTCCTTTATTTCTAAATCTTTCGAGGGTGCCTATAAACTCACCTTCGGACAAAACAATATGGTGACATGTTTTTTGATTTTTTAAATCCAGAATCCAGTCATCCCAATTACCTTCCAGCATTCCAATAAAAGCACTACTATCCCCACGCGCAATGTATCTTGCAATATATTCATCCTTTAAGTTTATGTCGGGGTATACTAGGCTAAAGCCAAGTTTGTTCCTTACTAGAGCGTCCCTCACCTCTTTGTGTGTACTGATACAAATTACCTTTTTTTTTCCAATATTATTTTCTATGTATTCTATATAGTTTTTAGGAAAATAGCATTTATTGAAGGTGCTACTGTCACTATCAAGCACCTCTTTTTTATGTTTTCTTGAAAAATAAGTTTTCCCTGTTCCGGGAAAAGCACAAAGTAATAACGTATGCTTATACATTCAAATCTCCTCTGCCGTTTTTTCTTTCAACTTAAACATTTTACCTTTAAATGCGAGCCCTTCTTGTTCTAAATATACGCTCATGTCATCTTTTGATCTGACATTCACAAGCCACGCACAGGTTCCCGTTATGTCACAGCCTTCAAACGTGATGTCTATACTTGTACCCGGGCCGGGGAATATCTCCCCCTTACCGAACTCATTAAGATAAAACCACTTCCATACCTCTTCTGCTAAGATAATAGTTTCAGCAGAATAAGGGCCGTCCCCTTCCCCATCCCAGTTTTCTTTGTGCTCTAATAAGTGATGGGCTGTTCCCTCTTCAGGCTTATCTTTTGTACGTATTTCTACCATTCAAATTTCCTTTAATCCCGACATTCTAACACCGTTATAAAATCATAAATAAGCTGTGTATCTTTATCAAAAAAAACCCATTTATTTCCAATTTGCTTATCAGCCCAGCTTCTTGCAGATGCATTTTCCTCGCCCAATTCCTGTGCTATGGCAGTCCAGTCGCAAACCATTTCTGCTACATCATGTATAGGCATCTCTGGTACTTCAATAATGGAGAGGTTCCCCTTCACGATGTCATCTCTTTCAAATATTGAAATCGGTTTTATTTTATTGGCATGATATTCAGGGTGATGTGCGTTTGAAATAACATGGGAATGGGTGGCCTTATTAACTGCTTTTAAAACATGTTTTGGCATTTGAAAGTTTAGGCATTCCCTCCTTTTCTTAAAATACCAAGATACTAAGATGTAAGCCTTGTTATTATCCACACTATACTTATCCAAATCATGGCTATTACCCCTTTCTACAAGAGCCTCTTTAGAAAGCAGCTCATGTGCGGACAACGCTTTTAAGTTTTCTTTCACTAAGCCCCGATGCCTTCCAGTCCTCTCCCAATACCAACCTTGCATTTCATATGTTATTTCCATGCTAAATCTCCTCCCTATCCGTGATGTTTTTCATAATCAAGGCAGAAGACAGTTCATTTAGTAGTAAGCTCCCCATGATTTCAAAATATTTATAATCCTTGGGGGTGTATGATTCATTAAGCATTTCGGTAACAAAGGCCACAAACGTTTGAAAGTCGGCAAGTAAATCCCTTGATTCTTCGTCTAATGTTTCATTGCCTTCAAACTCAAGCAAAGCTTTGTTCCTATAATCTCTAAATATGTCACATTTAATCACTCAAAGCTCCTTTAATACATGGATTTTCAACATGACCTCTTTGCGGTCGAATTCCTTCATTTCCTCTGATAATTCTGAATATGGTTTAAAGCAGTCGGTTTCCCAACGCGCACGTCTTTTATCGGATATTGTTTCTGTTTCGAGTATTGTTTTCGCCCAGCGCATCCATTGCGCATGCTCTAAGCTGGCTAACTTTTCTAGAATCTCATTATTTATATCCATTCAAATCTCCTTATGTGGGTTAATGGCTGCATCTAATACCTCCTGTGCAATATCCATAGCCGTCCTACACCTGACCTCTAAGCGGCCTTCCATATACTCTATGAGTGGCCCCCAATCTTTTAGGGCTAGGCATTCAGCTACGAAATTAAAATCAATGAATACCCTATCACAATCCAACTCAACTATATCCACCGTCCGAGGCCTCCATCTGGCCTGAAAATAGGAGTTAAGCGACTCGAATGGGAAGTTAGTGTTACTCATATCTATCCTCCACTTCAAACTCAGCTTTAATGTATTCTAAAACCCCTTCCAAATCATCAGTTGCCAAATACTTTTTTAATGCCTCTAGATGCGTTTCTTTCTCGTTCTTCTCTTTTTCTATATCAGCCAGCCGGCTAGCTTCGTAGGTGTGCACTGTATCTGTAATGTTCTTGCAGATTTCATCCGCATCCCCCAAGAAAACAGCAAGTGAAGGAGTCAAAGAGGAGGAAGTAGCTAGTCCGCCCCCAAGATACTTTAGTGCATAATTACCAGCCCCATACCGTTCAATAAAGATGTTCATGCTACTCAAACCTTCCTGTAATTGCGTCCATTAGTGCTTTCATATACTTCTCTGCTGTTTCGTATTTGCCTTTGCCCACGTGTAAGATGGCACCTGTATTCAGGTGTACAGCAACCATACCCTCATCGTTTGCTTTTTCAAGCGCAACAACAGAATAAATGTCAAAATACGTGGCATATGTCGTTCCATGCGCTTCCCAAAATCTAGCCATTATAATTTCTCCTTCAGCTTCGCTATCGCCTTTGATTCCTCTCTACTATGTACTAAAATCGATTCCAGTATAAAATTCTCATCCCTCATACCAAAATCTTCAACTTCTTTTTTCTTTTCTTGGTTTCCGAAAAACACATAATAAAAAAAAGCCACATAAACGAGTATTAAAAAAAGTAATCCCATATCAAACAGCCTCTCCCTTGAATAGCCACTGTTGGCAATACTCCTGCTTTAATATAACTAAACATTTCTCTAGAAACATTATTTCCTCTTCTGGTTTCATGGTGGATGTTAGCTTTGGCGCAATCTCCTCATCACTCGTATCATAAAACGCAAAGACATAACAAAATTGATAATTCCATATAACTCCTTTATGGCTATCCGCATGGTGTTTTGCAACCAATTCTTTTACCTCTTCCATCGTCAAATTCATAAATTCACTCTCTAAAACTTTATTCATGCACTCTCCTTCCCTGGCTTAGTTTAAAATAGACTATAAAAAACTCTTTCCTACTCTCTCAATTTCTGCTATTTGATACCCGCGTTGTAAAATTTCATTTATTCTATCAGGTGCTTTTCCGCCCTTCATCCCTCCTGAAAAATATCCTTGAACGAACTCAGGTTCTTGGTGGGGAATATCAATTGCATTTAAGGAGCTTGCTCCGATTAAAAATATAATGAAAGCTATAATTTTTATCATAACTCCTCTTTCATCTGAAACATTGGCGTTGCCCCTCCGGAAAATTTCGGTAATGCTCCATCCCATTTCTTTATCATCTCATAACGGTTAAGCGGTTTCGTAATCGAGTGACTAAGAATCGTGTTCGCTTTTGCTTGTGCCCGTGCGCGCGTAAGGATTGATCGGGCATCACCTTGCGCCTCGGCTACCTTTTTCTTTGCCTCAGCCTCAGCCTCTCTAAGCTCATTTTCACGCTGTTGCGCGCGTTGTGTAGCCTCGATTTTGGCATTTAGTGCAGCGACAACGGTTGATGGGAGTTCGAAGTTATCGATTAGATAAATCTTATCAATAAAAATCCCTTCCTGTTCTACCCGTGCCTTGGCTTTCTTTTCTACCAACAATAAGAACTCTTCTTTCTTGGCCCCATAAAGGTCTTGTATCTCCATTTTCGAACTAACGGTATTGATAGAATCCCGTACAACGTTCCGTAAGAATATGTCGGTTATTTCCTCAATGCCACGTCTATACTTTTGAAATATGGTATTCACCATGCCCTTATTAAGGTGATATGTGATACCCATATCAGCTCTAACTTTCAAACCCTCTTTAGTTTGAAAACGGAATGCTTCATCTGTAGGGGAGCCTTCCCGAGCGTCTTTAGTCCACACATAGTTTTGTTTAAATACGGGATAGCGATATAACTTTTTCATAGGCCCCAAGATATGGATACCTACCCCAAGTTCCTCTGAGTCCACCCCCTGTTTAGTCCCTAGCAGATTAACTTTAACGCCAACATAGCCTGGCTTTACGAAATTAATATTTGCTACTTTGTATAGGAGGGGTAACCCTATAACAACAGCCAGTATGAGCAGCGCAATTTCCCAGTCTTTATTTAGGTTCATTTTCATTTTCTCCTTCTTCTTTTTCTACTAAATAGTTATATATATTTCCGAGTGCATGTGCACATAGACGCACGCATACCCTTAGATCGTTACTTCCCTCAATTACATCTTTCAGAGTTATCAAATTGGCTTTAACCTCTTCCAACTGGATCAAAGACTTTTCTTTTTCCAAACTTTCACCTCCTTCCAAAAATTCTTATCTAGTAACTTGGAAGCCAAATCTTCTTTTCGTTTCAATGCGTCCACTACCACCTCATCAATGCTATCTTTGTACACCACATCAATATAGGTAATCTTAGAATGCCGCTCTGATCCGATACGGTGGCATCTGTCTTCACTTTGCAGCCTATGTTCAAGGCTATAGTTTTGTGAATAATAGATAGCGTAGCTAGCCTCTACTAGGTTCACAGCCAACCCAGCTGCCTGTTGATTGGCGATAATAAGGGGTGTTATGTCGTTATAGGTAAAAGAAGCTGCCTCCTTTTCTCTATTTTTAGTACCACCATAGAGCACAGCCGGATTGTATTTGGATAGGGCATCTCTAAGCATTTCAATATCATGCCTGAAATAGGCCCATAAAATGACTTTATGTCCTGATTCAATTATGTCATCTACCAGCTCAAGCACCGCATCCAATTTAGGGTTGGTTTTAAATGATATTTGATTTCCCATATCATCTTTTAGGAACCCGGACGTTATTTGCGATAGCCTGATTAACTTGGTTAGGGCTGTAGGTGCCACGCACGCGGATTCTTCTAGGTAGGTAATGAATAGGGTAGCCATCTCAGTATATGCCTTTTTCATAGCCACGCTCATCTCTACGTGGGCGGTTTGATATACTTTTGGCGGTAGCGATAAACATTCCTCTTTCTTCATCACCGTTGCAATAGAGTGAATGCCCTTATGTAGGGTTTGGATACTTCCTTTTCGTGGTTTATAGTTAGGGAAATATTGGGGCTTGGCTTTAAAGCCCGCGTTTTGATCTTCGAAATATACATTTCTAAAATGGTAAAAGTTTTTACCGAACGTTTTCCCGCTATCAAGAAAACGATATTGGCTAAACACATCCATGGGCGTGTTCAGAATAGGCGTACCCGATAAAATCCATTTATAGTGGGTAAAGTTAGAATCTCCAAGCTCTATGCTGGCCTTGGTGCGTTTGGCTTTCATGGATTTAATACGTTGCGATTCATCTGCAATGATAATCTCAAAACCACACTCCAATAACTCATTTTTTAGTGGCTCAAGCATTTCATAGTTACATACAAATATGGCGGGCATCCTAGCGCGGAGCGTTTTAATACGTTTTTGTTTGCTACCCTCTAGTATATAAACCTCTTTTTTTAGGTGGGTATGCCTGCTAAACTCATTTTTCCAGTTATGCATAGCAATCTTTGGGCATACTATAAGCGTATCCAATAACCCTTGTTCCCTATAGGTATTCAATAACAGCTCAATCACAATGCGAGATTTGCCAGTACCCATATCCAAAAAAAGTGCGTGATGTGTATAGCCTTTGATCCTAGCAACGATTTCTTTTTGGTAATCAAATAGAGTGGTTTTACTTTTAAATGATATATTCATCGGTATCCTGTATTTTTTACAATGGCCTGTACTGTTCTATATGTCATATTATACGCCTTACTTAACTCTAATATCCTACCCCTCGAATTATCTTTTGCGTATTCCAGCCTAAGTATTTTTGCCAGATACATAGGGTATTTTCTAAAGTATCTCCCAACATGCGCTGCTTTTCGCAAACCAAGCCCAAAAGCATGCCTGTTATTTTCAGAATAAGTGCACCACTCTAAATTAGATTTTCTATTATCTAATTTGATTCCATTCTTGTGATTAACACATGGCTTGTTTTCAGCGTTGGGTATAAAATGCAAAGCAACTAATCTTGCTATTGAATACTTTGTAACTTTCCCCCTTTTAGAGAGAGATATACAAGCATAGCCAAGATGATACCAAGCTTGTAAATGTCTTCTCTTTATTTTACGCACCCCTTCCCCTTTAAAATGCGGGACTTTACGCATCTTTGAAAATACATTCCCCTTAGAAGTTATAAAATACTCTTCTTCATACCCCTTAATAGGAGCAATCCCTCCTGTATAGATACCAGTATGCCTTTTTTGGTAATCAAACAGCTTAATTTTACTTGAAAAATCCATATGCATATAGTATATTATTTACATCTTTAAAGCAAGGGGCTAAACTATGATAAAAATCAAGATTACACGTAAGAACAGGCACGAAATAACGAAATTGTTTGGTGCATTTTATGAGGATAAAGACTACATCACAATCTTATGCCAATTCAATGTAGAAAAGGGGGAGCTTAGATATGCAGACACGTGCCAAAAAGGCAGCCTATCTATACGCCTTGAAAGGGAGTTAAAAGATAACGCCTATTACCCTGACATAAAAGAACATTTTTATCTGTTCGTATACGCGGGTGAGGAAGTCTTAAAGTACGCCAAGAAAAGCATTCAACCAATGCCATATAGGCAAATCATGAATGACGGGATACGGGGACTTATCAAGGTAATGCGTATTAAAATGGAGAGAACAGAAAAACGCCAAAAACTCACCAAGAAATTTGAGAAATTGAAGGTAAAGAAACTGGTAAAGCCCTCAGTTAAAGGGATAAAACAGCTATGATGGCCTACGCAATTGACTTAGAAACTACCGGCCTATCCACTTTCCATGGAGCATCCGCGTTCATGTATGCCTACTCCGATGGGATAACGCATAGTGTAACCCGTGATGTATCTGAAATTGTACCTATATTAGAGGATGCGTCTATTACAAAGGTATTCCAAAATGCTAAATTTGACCTGCATTTTTTAAAGGCTATGGGCATTGTTGTTAATGGCCCCATTAGAGATACTATGATTGCAGCACACTTAATCAATGAAAACCTTGCCTCAAAATCACTCAAATACTTAGCTAAGAATTTCCTAAAGAATACAGATAAAATGGACGATGTAGTGGATAATTGGTTTAAGAACCATAAAATAAAAAAAGAGAATCGCCGTTATGATATGCTGCCTGATGAAATCCTGATCCCTTATGCTAAACGGGATGTGGAGGCCACCTTTAAACTATATGAAACGTTCATGCCCATGCTTAAAGAGCAAGGCTTAATCCCATTATTTGAAATGGAATGTGCGCTTATACCCGTATTAGTTGAAATGGAAGCAAGAGGCGTTCAGATAGATTTGGATTACTTAAACAAAACTAAAGAGGCATTGGTTAAAGAATTAACGACCTATAGGGATCAAGCATGGTTTGCTGTGGATGCTGAATTTGACCTGTTATCCAATCCGCAACTAGCAGAGCAACTAGATAAGCTTGGGATTGGCTATGATAAAACTATTAAAGGGAATGCGTATTTGGCGGAAGAAAAGTTGAGGGCAATTGAACATCCATTTGCAGGTATTATTTTGAGCTATCGGCATACCCATAAGAACCTAGGTTTTGTTGAGCAGCTATTAAAGGAAAATGTGGGTGGTGTTATTCATGCCTCTATATTTCAGATTGGCGCACGCACGGGCAGGGTATCTTGTAAATCGCCTAACCTGCAACAAATTCCAAAAGATGACCCTATAATCAGGAAAGCGTTTACGGTCAGGCCCGGCTTTACTAACTACTATCTCGACTATTCTCAAATGGAATATAGGATATTTGCGGACTATGCAAAGGAAAATTTCCTACTTACGGAGCTAGCTAAAGGTGCGGACTTCCATCAAATCGTTGCTGATCGGCTAGGTATTGAACGTAAGCAAGCAAAGATCGTCAATTTCGGCCTGATTTATGGGATGGGCTCTGCAAGCCTATCCAAATTATTGGGTGTATCTGAGGTAGAGGCAGCCGCCATTAGAGATAACTACTTTTTACAGTTTAAACAGGTACAACCCTTCTTGTTAAAGTGTATGCGCACATGCGCTGAACGCGGGTTTATATTTAACAAGTACGGCCGAAGGCGACGCTTGGCCCGCAACGAGGTCTATAAAGCGGTCAATGCTCTTGTGCAAGGCTGCTGTGCTGACATTGTAAAAGATGCCATGATTCAAATTCAAGACGTATTAGCAGAACACAAATCTAATATGTTACTTATGATCCATGATGAACTTGTCTTTGAGGTTGCGGACGGTGAGAAATACTTATTAAAAGAGCTTCGGTATCACATGGAAAACTTTTACCAGTTATTTAAAGTAAAATTGAAAGTGGACGTGGAAAAAACAACTACAAATTGGAGTGAAAAGAAATGATTAAAAAATTTAAGACCTATGGGCCGGGGGCCACTATTGGAAATTGATGGTAATTTATTGGTTAAATACGAAGAGGGATATGATGAAAAAGGCAATGAAAAAATATATATAGAGAGCATTTACAATTTAAAGTATACTGCAGAAATGAGCAAAATTTTCCCTAAAGAGTGGGAGAATGTTGTAGGAATACGCATTTTATCAAATGGCGGAAGCTATAAAGATTTATATATGACTTACGCATATCACTACACTAAACAATACCCGGATAACCCACAAGTACACCAAATAAGCGATGTAACTAAAGTATTCCTCTATATTAATGCTAAATGGAAAGCCGCTTTAAGTGAGCGAAAAAGATAAGCAATCTTATATTTTATCCAAGTTAAGGGCCCTGCCCAATTCATATTGGATCAAGCCCACCATTACCAATATGGCGGGGAGCCCTGATATAATTGGTGTAATAAACTCTAAATTTATAGGGATAGAGGTAAAAAAAGATGGGCATACACAGCCAACAGCAATACAACAATATAGGATTGATTGCATTAACAGGGCAGGCGGGCACGCTTTTGTTGCTTATGATTGGAAAAGCGTTCGTTGTAACCTTCACCTCTGAGCCACCTTACCATTATTTTATATCTCCTCTAATAGAATGCTCTGATGGTAAACATGTTGCATTTAGGTATTCTGTTAACTAATGCATTGGTCATATTCTAAGCTGTCCTGCTTCTTGCAATGCCCAAGAAAATTTAAATTGATCTATATTGATAAGGCAAGACGTAAAGAAAATGATGCTCTTATAATTGGCAATGCCTTTCATTCTGCCATAGAATACTACCATAGGAACAAGGGAGCTTCTCTTTATGAGTGCAAAGAAAACTTTAGGCGATCAATTAAAAAGAAAAAAGCCGCTTTTCCGGTATCTTTATGCGATCAATCAACTAAACTCATTGAAACTTTCTACACCCAAAAAACGCACTTTGTTCCATTGGATAGGGAGGCTATTGAAAAGGATATTAAGTTAGAGAGGCCACGCTATTCAATACATGGAAAAATTGACTTAATTACAAATCAACATTATATTATAGACTATAAAACATCATCACGATTCTATAAAAAAGTGGAGGCTGATGACATACTAGGAAGTAAAGGGTTACAACTCAGTATATACGCCCTTTTATACGAAAGCATTTATAAGCAATTACCAACTAAAACGGGGTTTAATATTTTTATAAAAAATTCAACAGCTACCCAGCTAGTCTATAGCACACGCACAGCAACAGATCTCATGCGTGTTAAATCCTACATTGAGCACGTTCATTCTAAATACTTAAACACGTCTATATACAAACGCAACAAGTCCCAGCTATGTGATTATTGCGATTTTAAAGGAGGACAATGTTAATGGAAAAACAGCAACTAGAACAGTTACAAAAAGATGCAATCGACCATCACCAAAATGGAAGGTACCGAGAGGCGATCCATTTATTATCTCAGCTACGCTCAGAGCGTCTAAATATCCATATTGATATGATAATCGCGGATTGTATACTTAAAGGAAATTTCACAAACGATCTAATCCACCATGCAATTATGATGTACCAAACTATAGGGGTATTGGATAACCCGGAACATATACAACACTATATTGGATACCTTAGAGGCCAACACATCATTAATGCAATTTTTGCCCTTTATCGAGAAATGCATATCTTTGAATCAAGCAACGAGATAGCAAAGCAATTCCCTGCTGTAAGCAAATTTAATAATGAGCCTATGGATTGGATTGATACCACTAAGAAAATAGCGGTATTCCCAATCCTATGGCCCTGCGCGTTTGGGGATTTCATTGTATTTAGTCAATTTATAAAAGAGCATAAAGTAAAGAATCCTGACGATCAAATTGTTTTGGTAGGCGCATTCAATAGGCCGGAGTTAAGGCAACTTGTTATATTGTTATCTGATACCGTGGATACAGCCATTGATATAACCTTATTGCCAGATGTAGAAAAAGATCGGTCAGCTACCCTATTTGCAATTAATAACGGATTCCTAAATATCACACTCCAAGAATATATTATTAAGCATTGTATATTGCGCCAAATATTCCAAAAATATGGGAAAAATATGGATAGGGTGCAGGTATACAAATACAGGTACTTCCCAGTGTTACAAGGAATCCCGTTTGTAGCGGGTAAACGTATCTGGGAGGAACGGGCACGGCTTTGGATAGAGGATTCCTATGAGCTACCCAAGCTAATGAACCAACATGAACCGAAACAAAATAAGATTTGTGTGCATTTCAGAGAGGCGGATTATGGTGATGATATTAGAAATTGGAACATTAATCAGGCACAAGATTTTATTGATGATCTGAAAAAATCGTATCCTGACTATGAAATTGTTCGGCTAGGCGATTCATCCATGACACCGTTAATGAACTGCACTGACCTTGCTGGCGAGGATGCGTGCTTAGATAGGCAAATTCAAGAGATACAACAATCTAAGCTGTTCATAGGTTCGCATAGCGCACCTCAAATGCTGGCTGTTGCCTGCTCAGACACACCCATTATTTGCTCACATTATAGCTGCCAAGAATCCACGCAACAAATGAACACGCCAAGCATCCAAAAATTGAGCTATGAGCCAATAGGGGAACAGGTAAAAGCAGTTTTATATAACACGCTCTATGATGAGGGAAGTAATACGTTAATGATCCCTATGCAAAACCATCCTAAAAAGCATCACCATGAAGCACCAACAAATGAGGAAATTATGATTGAGGTAAGAAAGGTTTTAGGGTAAATTGAATGTTACTACTACGCAAGCATGTAACACGCAACAACATGCAAGCGCATATCAAAATCCTAATTTGGTTGGAACACTCAAAGAAAATTTGACAGTTTCCAATATGTTATTCAGCTTATTCATAATATTGGCCATGTTATCGATAGCCTTTGAATTATATTTAAGGAGGAACAAAAAATGAATAAATGGCTTAAAATAATAGATGATAAAGCACTTACCTTATATATTAATATAGAAAATATCGTATCCTTTACAACGTGGGAAGCTAAAAAGGGAATTTTACAAGTAACGTTTAAAGGTAGTTGTGAAGTATATGCTATATTCATGGCCTCTGAAAAAAAGACATTCGCGTTAAAAGAGCACATCTTAAATGTAGCAGAAAATCTTATACCCAATACCTCAAATAAGATAAAAGATTTTATTCCATTTGGAATATTTAATGTAGATAGAAACCTTATAAATATCATTGAGCTCTTCCCAGAATGTGAGCCCTCTACATGCGGAGATATTCGAATGGGGGATACCCTAGGAAATAGAAGTAAAGAAGCCAGCTATAAAACAACTGAAGAATTGAAAACCATATTAAATAATATAATGGAGGGATAAGAATGAAAAAAGGGGTAGTACATATTATAGGTGCAGGCTTAACGGGATGCGTTTTAGCAAATGCATTAAAGGCAACGCATGCCGTTATATTATACGAAAAAGAGGATACTATTGGCGGGCTATGTCAAACAAATCAATGGAACGGTATTAACTACGAGTTCGGGCCGCATATCCTATATGCTAAAACAAAAAAACAACAGCACTGGTGGGAAAGCCATTTATATAATGAGTTGTACGATTATATCGTAAAACTGAGTATTGATGGCTCCTTAAAGGGCAGGTCTCTTTATGACTTCCCTATCTCTAAACTGAATATAAAGCGATTAGAAGAAAATAGCTTACTAACAGATCGTAAATACCATACCATTGATAGCCCTAAGAATTTTGAGGAATATGTAATTAATAACATTGGCGATTCCGCATATCAGGCATTCATTGAAGGATATAACGAGAAACAATGGGGGATTGCACCTAGCAAAATGGGCATGGAATGGGCAACAAAGAGGCCCCTAACCTTAAAAAAGGAAAGTCCCACCCACATGTTTGGTGATATGTGGGCAGGGCATCCGGGTTCATATAGGAAATTCTTTAATAAAATGACTGAAGGGGTAAAGATAGAAAAGAAAAAATTGAGAGGAATTAATAATGACGGCGATACCTTACATGCTGTGTTTGCTATCCCCTTTAATAATCAGTTTATTGAATTTGATACCTCTAAAGATATTGTAATTAATACAGCCCCTTTGGATGTGTGCTCTGACGGGGAGGATTCCCCCCTAGAATGGCGTGGAATATTGAAAATATATGCTTATGTGAAATCGAATAGGCCCCTAATGCCCACATATTCTACTACATTCCCGAACACTTGGAGCTTTACTAGGGTAGTAGAATACCCACAACATAGCGGACAAGCGGAATATACATTACTATCCTTTGCATTCCCGTTCCAAGCATATGATGAAAATACAATACATTTAGTGGAATGGTATTCTGAAGTAGTAGATTTCCTAACTGATGAGCTTAGTGAAAATGATTTTGAGCTGTTCCATAAGCGCGTAGATAGATGTTATCCCATATCCACAAAAGAAAATATTGATAAAGCCCTTGGGGTATTGGATAAAGTTTCGCATTGGCATAACTTTTATTGTGCCGGGCGACTCGGGCTGTATGCCTACGTATCCATGTCGCGAGCAGTTGAAATTGCCAATTTCATTGTAGAATTAATTGAGGGGAATGGCGGAACTGCTGAAAAATGGGGATTCTATCAAGAGGTAAGGAGTCAGTTATGGTAAACATAAAATATATTTTGTACCGCCTTAAATGGCATTTAGCTAAATGGAAAGTGTTCAAATACCCTATCCATGTAGATTTTGAACTGACCTCGGAATGTAACCTTGCCTGCTCTTTTTGCCCGCATAGCGATATTAAACAAGACTTCAACATAGGGTATATGGAATTCAGCTTATTCAAACGTATCATTGATGAGATAGAGGGGAAAGTCCCCAGCATTAAACTCAATCTACGTGGTGAATCAACCTTACATCCGGAATTTGTAAAGTTTTTGCACTATGTGAAAGGTAAGTTTATTGACATCCGCTTGAACACCAACGGCCATTATAAGCCTAACCTGAATAAAGATATTGCTGAATGCTGTACGTGGATAAGCTTTAGTGTAGATTCTGTAAGTGCTGCAACCTATCGAAAAATTAGAGCCGCTGGGAAGTATAGCTTACTAAATAATAATATTGAAAAAGTGTACGGGTTAAATAGAAATGTCACATTATCCTTTGTTGTAACTGCACTTAATGAGCATGAACTTCAAGAATTTAAAGCAAGGTACACCATCAAATACCCTGATATAAAATTATTTATCCGCAATGTAATGGAGCGTACTGATGACGTTGTAAGTTACACTCTAGGCGATATGGCAGACGTAGGCAGAAAGAATTGTTATATGCCAAATAGGCGTCTAGTGGTTAGCTGGAATGGGGATGTATACCCCTGTTGTGTAATGTGGAAAAAGCCATTCATAATATTGGGGAATATTAACACTGATAACAATGAACGAAATTCATTGCTAAGATTGTGGAAAAGCAGCTATATAGCGGACATACGCAACTCCCTAGATAATTTATCTGTACTTGATAGACGGAAAGTTTACAATAAAAAGCAATTCATAGAATATAACGGGCATATTTTTCATATGGCGTGCGTTAATTGTTTATCGCAAGAAAGTTTTAAATGGAAAGTAAAAAACAAAAAACTGGGATTGAAAAGTGAAAAAAAACGAAAACTGGAATTGAAAAGTGAAAAAACGAAAACTGGAATTGAAAAGTGAAAAAACGAAAACTGGAATTGAAAAGTGAAAAAACGAAAACTGGGATTGAAAAGTGAAAAAACGAAAACTGGGATTGAAAAGTGAAAAAAGAAAAACTGCTAAACTTTTTTACTATATTAAAAGAGCCGGGCAGGTTTGATATTTTAATTTATTTAAAAGAAAGGCCTGCTACACTAAAGGAGTTGGCGCATGATTTATTTTATGAAAAACCCACGTTATCTCTTTCATTATCTAAGCTGTGTGAATGTTCACTTGTGAGTTCATTTTATGGTGAAGAAAAGTATAGTAATGGATCCTATAAAAAGATGTTTCGATACAATTCCGAAAAATTCGATTCCTTTATTAAAGATACAAGGGACACCTTTTTATGATTAAAACATGTGTTATTATTCAAGCCCGAGCGGACTCTAAACGATGCCCAAATAAAATACTTGCTAAATTCTTAGGTGAAAACACTCCCCTAGATTTCATTTGTGAACGCATCCAAACCCTTGCAATACCCGTGATACTCGCAACAACTAACCGAAAAGAAGATGATAAATTAGGCAAATATTGTGAAGATTTCTTGCCCTTTATAACAGTGTATAGGGGTTCTTATTTAAACATTGCACAACGATTATTAGAGGCATCCAAGGGGTATGACTATTTTGTGCGTATAACGGGGGATGACTTATTCATAGACCCTGAACTTGTGCGCACATCATTAAACAAGGCACTGGAGAAAAAATACGATTATGCGTATTTGCCTAACATCATTAGAGGGATGGATTTTGAAATAATTAAACGAGCTGCCCTTGAAAAAGCATTAGATAACCATTCTACAATGGCAATTGAATCGATTGAGTTTTGGTTAAAATCAAAAGAGTTTAAAGTTGGTAAATTACCATTCCCGCCGGAGCTAGATATGAACACCTCAGATATACGCCTTACAGTGGATACCCAAGCGGATAAAGAATTGGTTAGCTATGTTTACGATGCGCTTTACCCCAATATAGTAAATGCGAATTCTATATTGAAACTTTTCAATAAATATCCCTTCCTTAAACAGATAAATAAAATGCCAAAAATATCAGTGTATTCTGTAAACAAAAATTATCGACCTGAATGGATCAAGGGTTGTGTGGAATCGGTGCTTAACCAAACATTTACTGACTTTGAATATATCTATGTCGATTATGGCTCAGATAGAGCAGCACATTTTGATACGCTTTTGCCCTACATGAACGATCCTCGCTTTAAAATATACGGGATGGCCACTGCTACAGAACACACCTTTATCGATGCCATACAGTTTGCCATGCAAAAATGCAGTGCAGATTATATTATACGGGCGGATACTGATGACTATCTAAATGAAAAGGCCCTAGAACGTTTATACATGGCAATACAAATGGAGGACGCGCATATTGTAATCCCTGACTATTGGGAGAATGCTAAAACTAAAAAGAGACGGGAGGGATGTGAAACAATGTTATCCTGCCACGCACTACTCCGGCGGAAGTTATATCAATATGTTAAATACGTGGACGGCCAAACCCATCGAGATGGCGTCTCCCTATTTGAAACGTGTAAGAAATACGGCTTTAAAATCGATTTTTTAAATAATGCCTTATTCACGCACCGCATCCATAAAGGAAGTTTAACAGCGAACTGGAAAGTTAATGGTGTGTTGGATAAAAAAATAAAGGAGTTTATTAATGGCTAAAACATTTAACATACTTAACCCTGCCCTAAACGAAAATACTTTATTTAAGATCAATGTAGATACCTTAAAAGTGAAAGTGTTCCATTTGGATAATATGCAATTATTAAACGCTTTTTTCTTTACCTTTGATGCGTTCCATTACTATAAAGAAAATTCCATATTTGAAAAAACGCATATCTTAGAAGTATCAAAAATTTATATTGACGAGTTTATGAGGCGGATTGATGGGTACGTGGCTACCAATAATAAAAGCGCATTAATGGAGTTTGCATTAACGGTACAAGATAGAATGAAAACATCTAGCCATGCACAAACAAGTGAGGGGTTCGATACCTATGCCACACGAAACGCTGTTCGGCTATACTCAAGGTGTATCCAAAAACTAAAAAAGATGGGAGCCATGAAAAAGCATTTAAAAAAAGATTTTTTATGATACTTTCTACTATAGAGATAACAATAATAAGGAGGTAGGTTATGATTGTTAATGGGTTGGATTTGAATACAGATTTTTTTGTTATGGCGGGCCCCTGCTCAATTTCTAGCTACGTGCAGGCAATGGCAGTTGCTAAAGCGTTAAAGAAAAACGGGATAAAAATAATGAGGGGAGGCATATACAAGCCCCGTTCTAATCCTACAGATTTCCAAGGGATTGGTGATAATGGAATAGAGATATTGAAAGAAATAAAACGGCAACACGGGCTTGCCATTATTGCAGAGGTTTTAGATACCCGGAAAATAGAGGGGATGTATGATGCAGTGGACATATTTCAAGTAGGAGTTAGGAATATGTACAACTTTGAGCTACTAAAAGAGCTTGGAAAACAAGACAAGCCTGTTATGCTCAAGCGGAACTTTGCGGCTCCTATACGGGATATAATCAGTGCAGCGTCTTATATAAGCGATGGTGGTAATTTAAATATTATTATTTGTGAGCGCGGAATTAGAACGTTTGAAGTAGAGTACCGCTACACCCTAGATATAACAGCCGTTCCTGTTCTAAAATTCTATACGGATTACCCTATAGTAGTAGATCCCTGCCATGCAGCTGCACAAAAGTGGCTTAATTTGCCCTTATCCAAAGCGGCAATTGCTGCTGGTGCGAATGGGTTAATGATTGAGGTAGATGAATATCCCGCATTTGCCTTATCCGATCCAGATCAACAATATACTATCCCTGAATTTGAACACTTTTTAAAAGAGATAGGGGTTAAACATGCCAAAAATTAAACTAGAACCTTTAGAGAAAACAATACCCGGATGGGCAACCTATAATACGGATAGGGTAGTGCTAAAGAAATGCCCTATTTGCGATTCTGAAAATAGCTTTACCCTTATAGAAAAAGCACAGCCCCTCCTAGACTGTAAATTGGTGCATTGCACAGTATGCGGGTTCATCACGTATAACCCCCAACCAAAAGATTTAATTAGGTACTATAGAGAATATATACGGCCTCAAGGTGATACATTTCTACGTACAAAAGAAACAAAATTGCAGCATCAAGACAAATTACTATTCAAATATATGCGTGACTCAGGATTCACACCCAAATCAGTATTTGATTATGGCTGCTCTGACGGGTACATGCTAACAGAAATACAAAAACGGTATCCAGAATCCAGTTCCCTGTTTGGTATTGAGCTAAACAAAGGGCATGCGAATTGGGCAAAATTTATTAATGGTCTAGATGTAAGTATGGATCCTGACCTAGATAAAGTGACTAATTCTTATGATCTAATCATTTTGTATCATGTACTAGAACATCTGCAAAACCCAAAAGAAATTGTATTACAGCTACGGGATAAATTAACAGCTAATGGACGGTTATATATTGCATTGCCCACCCTTGATTATATAACAGCATCAGTCCCGTTCCCGCGTGATGATGTGAAGCATAGCGGTTCTGTGCTATTCAAAGCTGACCATATAAACATTTTCAATGACAAACTCTTAATAAAATTCATTGAAAATCTAGGCTTTAAAGAAGTGTTTAATGATCCCCATAAGATATACGGTACTGCACTCATCTTTGAAAAAGCGGATGCAAAGACCATCCCTTTTTCGGCTGATAGCGATGGTAGCTATAGTGCGGGGTTACTCAATAACGTTCTAAATTGTTATGTTTTGAAACTGGAAATGGATAATAATTTAATAAAGGACATCCAAAAATCTTTGAACCTTGGTAAACAGGCCATGAAACATTTTGACAAATTCCCGGAAGTGATAAAAAAAGTTGCAGGCTTAATGGATCATGTAGATAGCCAAGATTTTCTAGAAGGATATTGTAAGAAGTACCCTGATAATATTGAAATGAAAATCACATTAGCACTCAACTATTTCATAGATAAAGAGCTAGATAACTGTAAAGAAATCCTTGAATGGATTTCAGTTAACTACGGCTACATTGATATGGTAGAGTTACATCTTGGCTATATTGCCTATCAAAAAGGGGATATAATGACCTGTATAGAAAAAATGAAAATTGTTCTTGCTTCATGCCACTATGATCCGGGCACCATAAATATATTGGGCGGCATATTAGCAAATATGTAAGGAGGCAAAATAATGAATATAGCAATAATCGGTTATGGGAATGTTGGGCAAGCAATCGGAATAGGGTTTAGAGATGCGTGTACCTTATACCTAAATGATCCTAAACTAATAGGCACTGCAGCAAATACACCCTATTCGGATATAATAGAAACCTGTGAGTTTGTTTTTGTTTCTGTCAGCACCCCTTGGATAGAAGATGAGCAACGATTTAATTCCGCCCCGATCGATTCTGTCATGGCGAACCTCCATAACGTATGTGTAATCAAACAAAAGTACCCTATAATCATCATTAAATCAGCTGTATTGCCTTCTATAATCGAGAAATACGGCCTTATTTACCCAGAGCTTAGTATTGTAGTATCTCCTGAATATTTACGGGAACGCTCAACAAAGAGAGACTTCGTAAATCAAAAACAAATGATATTGGGCGGGTATGTGCAGGATTGTTATGAAGTAGAAAAACTATTCAAGGACTACAGCATTTGTAACCTATGCCCAACTCGATATTGTGATACTGCTGTAGAGGCTGCATTATTAAAATATATGGAAAATTCATTTCTTGCTATGAAGGTAACCTTCATGAATGAGTTTTATGCACTCTACCAAAAAATAAAAGGGGACTCAGAAACAACTTGGGAGTATTTAATGGCCATGTTTCATATGGATGCGCGAATGGGAACATCCCATTATTCTGTTCCCGGCCCGGATGGTAAGCGTGGATGGGGGGGTATGTGCTTACCTAAAGATATTAATTCTATATGCAAAGAAGCGCGCGCCAAAGGCACCCCTTTAAACTTAATGGAAGCGGTTAGGGATATTAATAAAGAGCATAGGAATTAAGGAGCTCCAGATTTAAGGGTAACGGCCTGCCAGACGATCATCCGGATGCTTATAACACATAAGCGCTGGCAGGATTTAATCTATATAGTATCACAGTGATACTTTTATTATTTATTAATCCTCTCATTTACTATTTATTAAATTACATAAGAAATCGTGCTCAAACATGCCAGTTTCGACACAAAGATATTTATTAAATCACATAAGACTTATTTATTAAAATGCCCCTAAAAAGAGGGTTAATGAAGCGATATAATCGGCCTTGGTAGCGTTCAATGAATCATGGCCGATCACTTGGGTTAATTTCTTTAACTTGGTATTCTCCATCAAATGGTTAATGATCTGCTCCGCGGTAGGGAAGCAGGCAGTAACACTAGGTTCAGTCCGGGTATTCTTCTCAATTACTTTTAAAAGGGGAACGATACTAGCATCTCCTCGTGTGTTCTCCTCAATTACTTTTAAGAGGGCGATACATTCTGTCACGCCATCTGAAACAGGGGCTTCACTTACAATAGCTATAGGGGCCTCCCCATAGAACCGGTCTGCATCCTCTTTTTTAATATGGAATACCCCGCCCTTCTTTGCTTGGGAGGCCTTTAAATCGCCACGGGTAATATGTGTGCGTATAGTCTGTTCCTTTATGCCATATCTAGCTGTAATATCTACTACACCCACGTAACCTCTCTTTATTTTCTTCCTAAATCCACTTCTCTTTTTCATTTTATTCTCCTTCGGTTCAATATCCCCTCCCTCTTTCTGTCTGAACATGTTCATAATCCCGTCCAGTACTTATCCCTTCCTCCATTTACTATTTATTAATTTACATATGACTTAGCCTCGAAATCATCCGTTTTGACGCTGTTGTTATTTATTTAGTTACATACGCTTACTTATCAATCCCCTCCTAAAAACATGAAGCTTACTAAATAGTATTTCGACACGTTAACCTTATATGTCGATTCAATCGACATATTAATTCCCTTCCATAGCCAAAATAATATCTTCTTTCATATGCGTATCCAAAAGGTCTAGAAATATCTTTTGTTCTTTGAAATGGACAATCTCATCTGGCCTATCGTCTTTATTCCCTACGTAATCCTGAATGGCTTTTCTGAGTCCCCATGCTAGGTTCTCCCTGTTAAGGGTATAATTATCGCTATCCATGTTGACCTCTCCGGAAAATCCGGCCTACCCAAGCAAAAACATTGGTTTTTTTTACTCCTTTCTCTTTTTCTAGCCTTTCTAATTCTGCCCTCTCTTTTAATAGTTTATCGGACTGCGCTTTTACTTTAGGTTCCCACTCCTGTATTTTGCGTTTCATGCTCGCTACATACTTTTCTTTCTCTTCAATACCGGAGTTTAGAGATCGCAATAATTCTTGTGCAGATTCAATATCCGTTTCTATCAATATTTTTTCCTCCTCTGTTTGCTTGTCCCAACAGCCATCCAAATCCCAACTCCATACATCATAGTTATAGGCTGCCATAACCCCTTTAACCTCATACGTCTCAGGGTATGTATATCCCCTTTTTATTTTCAATGCTATGCCCATATTAAGCCCCTCCTAAAAAATGCCTTGCGAATATGTATGCTTCTATTGCAATTGAGGCTACCCCCAACCAAACACAAATGCCAGTCCCCAAACTATCGTATCTACAATATCAAATAGTTCTTTCATATTAATTTCCTTCATACTCATCAATCCATTTATGGACTGCGCCTATATAGTCAGTTTCGGTTTCATAACTAGTACGAGATACCATTACAGCCTCGATAAGATCTTCAGTGTAATAGCCTTCCGCATTTGGGGGTGTTGCAGGGACGATAATGGCATGTTCATATTTAGAACCAACAGCCTCCCAACCTATACGGAATGATATATTATTCTTAATGATATATTCTGACCTATCCGCAACGTTTTCCATATTAATTACCCTCTAAAATGAGTGTGAACGGGCCATTCTGTATAGCTCACTATCCCTCTGATCCATCTGCCAGCTATCGGGAATGGGCCCCCCTGTATAGCTAAGTGCCTCATCGCCCAGTTCGTACTCAATCGCATTCCTGCTATTCCTATCACCAATTACATAGCCATCTGATAGTCGGTGTAGTCGTGCCAGCATAATTGACTGTGGCAATTCCAGAGCCTCTAACTGCTCTGCTGTATCGAACGGGTCTTCATCCGGTAGTAATTGAGGCTGTGTATATATCGGACTATTCCACGGAGTTCTACAGCACGGGCAGTTTTGATGGGGGCTGTGCCTAAACCAACGCATGATGGAGTCCCGTACAAACACGTTGTTACAACAGGGTGAAATATAGTATTTTTCAGGGTTTTGCTCTAATTCCTCTCTGGTAATCTCGGTCAGTGTTATTGCGCATATGTAGTTATTATCTAAACTAAGCACCTTTTTCATTTCCTCATTCTCCTTT